TATTTCCCCATGATGTTCAAGTAAGGGAAATAGGTAATTTTGGTAAATCAAGATTAGAAAGTTTATTAGAATTAGGAATAGCTGGCGAAGTAGCTCCAAAGCTGTCAATTGAAGATGGAATTGAAGCAGTACGAAAAGCATTGCCGAATTGTTGGTTTGATAAAGAAAAATGCAAAACAGGAATTGAGTATTTAAAAGCCTACCAAAAAAGGTGGGATGATAAAAACCAATGCTTTAAAAATAAACCCATGCACAATTACGCATCGCATTGTGCCGATAGTTTTAGGACTGGCATAATAGGACAGGGTGCTGAAATTTCAGATTGGACTAATCAAGTTCCAATTAACACAAATTATATAGTTTAATATGGCAGACAAAGTTACAAACGAACAGTTAAGAGCAATCATTAACTCAGAAATAAATAACTCTATAGGTTTTATGGGAAGTAACCTTACTTCACAAAGAAAAAAATCTATGGAATATTATATGGGGGAGAAACTTGGTACTGAGATAGATGGTCGTAGCCAGGTTGTGAGTACAGATGTTGCAGACACAATTGAAACAATATTACCTAACTTGCTTAGAATTTTTACAGCATCAGATCAAGTAGTTAAATGTGAGCCGGTTAAAAGTGAAGATGTACCTTTAGCAGAACAAGCTACAAATTATATTAATTATATTTTTAATAAAGATAATCCTGGTTTTTCAATTTTATATACCTGGTTCAAGGATGCACTTTTAGAAAAAAATGGAATTGTAAAAGTTTATTGGGATGACAGTAGTAGTGTTGAACAAGAAACTTATGAGAATTTAAACGATCAAGAATATCAATTATTGCTTGACGATGAAAATGTTACAGTAGTTGAAGAAGAGTCTTTTGTTGATGAGAAGATGAAAGCTGCTATGGACTTATTATTAGTAGAGGCAACTAAGCAAGGTAAGTTAGTTGCAGATGAGCCTACACCCATGCTTCACAACTGCGTTATTAAACGAACATCAAGAGGTGGTAAAGTTAAAATAGAAAATGTTCCACCAGAAGAATTTTTAATACAAAGAACTGCAAAATCTATTGAGTCAGCAAACTTTGTAGCACACAGAGTATCTAAAACTAGATCCGATTTAATTGAAATGGGATTTGATAAAGAGGTAGTAGAAAACCTACCAACTACAAATAACATAATTTTAAACAACGAAAGATTAACAAGATACTCAGATATAGACCAAGCACCATTTGACAATGCACCAGATAATTCGACAGCTGAGATCGAAATTTATGAGTGCTATGTAAGATGTGATATTGATGGCGATGGCGTTGCAGAACTTAGAAAAGTTATTGTTGCCGGTGAAAGTGGTTATGAAATTTTATCCAATGAAAGTTGCGATAATATTCCATTCTGTTCACTAACACCTATTCCAATGCCACATAGATTTTATGGTAGATCAGTTGCAGAGTTAGTAGAAGATGTGCAGCTAGTTAAATCTACAGTAATGCGACAGTTGTTAGACAATATGTATTTAACTAACAACAACAGAGTTGCAATAATGGATGGTATGGTAAATCTAGATGATTTACTTACTTCAAGACCAGGCGGTGTAGTTAGAACTAAACAACCACCATCACAAGTTATGTTGCCAATGCAATCGCAAACTATATCGCAACAAGCTTTCCCATTATTAGAATACTTAGATACTGTAAGGGAAACTAGAACTGGTATTACCAGATATAATCAAGGCTTAGATGCAGATAGTTTAAATAAAACTGCAACTGGCGTAAATGCAATTATGACTCAATCGCAAATGCGTATGGAGTTAATTGCTAGAGTGTTTGCAGAAACTGGTATCAAAGATTTATTTAGACGTATCTTTGAACTAACTTGTAAGTACCAAGACAAAGAAAGAATTGTAGAATTAAATAATCAGTTCATTCCAGTAAAACCTACTGAGTGGAGAAACAGATTTAATATTAGTATTACTGTTGGTTTAGGATCAGGTTCTAAAGAACAACAAATAATGATGCTAAATAATATTTTAGAAAGACAACTCCAGGCGTTCCAATTGCAAGGCAATAGAGAATACCCAATGGTTAGTCTTAAAAATATTTATAATAGTTTAGCAAAAATTATTGAAAATGCTGGCCTGAAAAATGTTGAGAATTACTTTGTAAATCCTGAAATGGGTAAAGGTATGGTTACACCTCCACCTGAGCCACCATTAACACCAATTGAAAAAATTGAGTTTAGAAGAATTGCAAGTGAAGAACAACGTAAGATTGCTGAACTAGAAATAGAACTGAAAAAAGTTAAATCACAAAACGCAGAAATTCTTTACGAAAATGAAATTAAACTAAAAGAGCTAGAACTTAAATACAATGCTCAATTAGACTCACAACAAATAAAGGCAGACGCTGATTTAAATAAAATGTTAGTTGCTGAAAGCACAAACGATTTTAGAAAAGCAGCAGAGCAATCGCAACAAGTACAAGATCAGATAAGACAATTATATGGACAAGGATCAGGTGGGCAAGCTCCAAAAGGAAGTGAGCCAGGCGAACAAAGCTAAACAGCTTTTTGACAACCCTTTATTACAAGAAAGTTTTGATAAATTAAAAAAACTTTACGCAGATAGTTTATTTAATACTGGTGCAAAGGAAACTGAGGCCAGAGAGAAACTTTGGTTAGCTTACAATGTAGTAGGCAAAGTAGAACAAAATTTATTAGAAATGATTGATACAGGAAAGCTAGCTACAAAACAGTTAGAGGATTATCGTAAATCAATCAAAAATCAAAAATTCTAAACACTCAAGTTTAGGATAAGCCAACCTTGCACAACAGGAGCTTAACTTAAAGGAGAACACAATGGCAGACAATTATGCTAATCCGCTTGCGGAAGCTGAAACTGACATAACAAAAGCAACAAAAGCAATAACTGGTTTGTTAGACCCCAAACAAGAGGCAAAACCAGAACAACAACAAACAGAAGAACAACAAAATTCTCCTGAGCCTACACAACAGGAATCTTCTACAGAAGATCAACCTGAGGAACAGGAAAACATGGAAGCTGAATCGCAAGAAGAAGCAACCGAAGAAGTATCTCAAGACGAAGAACAAATTGAGACTCAAGAGAAACAGGATTCCACCGAAGATCAACTTTACAAAGTTAAAGTTGCTGGTCAAGAATACGATGTTACCCTTGATGAGTTGAGAAATGGTTACTCAAGAGATGCTGATTATAGACGAAAGACAGAAGAACTTTCTTATGAAAAGAAACAATTTATGTCTGAGTCTGAAAAGCAAAGGCAAGACTATTCTGCAAAGCTTAACGAAGCTAATCAGATGCTGTCAGTTGCACAACAACAACTCAATCAAGAGATAAATTCTGCTGATTTAGAGAAGTTGTACGAAGAAGATCCAACAGAAGCTGCTAGGATTGAACATAGGCTAAGAAAAAAGCAAGAAAAAATAAATTCTGCAATGGCCAAAAACCAATCTGAGCAAAAAAGACAGTTTGATAGCTATTTAAAGGATCAACAAACTAAATTGGTATCTAAAATGCCAGAATTTAGTGATCCTGACAAAGCAAGTCAGCTAAAAACTTCTATGAAATCAACTTTGAACGCTTATGGGTTTAACGACACAGAAGTAGCACAAGTTTATGACCATAGAATAGTAATGTTGGTGAACGATGCCATGAAATATCGTAATTTACAAAAAGCAAAACCAAATATTGCTAAAAAAATTACAAAGCCTGGCAAAGTTTTTACTTCTGGAGTGAAACAAAGCAAATCTGAAATTAGTTCTAAAGCTAGAAAAGAAAAGTTGAGCCGACTAAGAAAATCTGGAAGCGTTAAAGACGCTACTAGCATCTTCTTAGATATGATTAACAAAAAATAACTCAACAACAGGAGAACATTATGGCTCAGGTAACAAATACTTACAGTACATATGATGCAGTTGGTGAAAGAGAAGATTTATCAGATATTATCTATTCAATCTCTCCAACTGACACTCCATTCATGTCAGGTATTGCGAAATCAAACGCAAACGCAATTTTTCATGAGTGGCAAACAGATGCTTTAGCTGCGGCTGCATCTAACAACTATCAGATTGAGGGTGACGAAATTTCTTTCGCTGCTCCATCTGCTACTACTAGACTTGGAAACAGAACACAAATTTCAAGAAAATCTGTGATCGTTTCTGGTACTTTAGATTCAGTATCTAAAGCTGGTAGAAACAATGAGTTAGCTTACCAAATCTCTAAAGCTTCTAAAGAGCTAAAAAGAGATATGGAAACATCGCTAACTGCTAACCAAGCACCAGTAACTGGTGACGACTCTACACCTAGAAGATTAGCTGGTTTAGAATCTTGGATTAAAACTAACACATCAAAAGGCGGTGGTTCTGGTGCAGATCCAACAACTTCTGGAACTAACGCTAGAACTGATGGAACTCAAAGAGCTTTCACTGAAGCACAGCTTAAAGACGTAATTAAGCAGTGTTGGGATGAGGGTGGAGATCCATCTATGATCATGCTTGGCTCTTTCAATAAGCAAGTGCTATCTGGTTTTACTGGTGGATCAACTAGATTTGACCCAGCTGAAAACAAAAGATTAGTTGCTGCTGTTGATGTATATGAGTCTGACTTTGGTGCAATGACTGTTGTACCTAACAGATTCTCAAGAAGCAGATCAGCTTATGTGATACAACCTGATATGTGGGGTGTTGCTTTCTTAAGAGATTTCCAACTTATGGATCTTGCTAAGACTGGTGACGCAACTAAACAGGCATTGTTAGCAGAATACACACTTGTTTCTAAAAACGAAAAAGCAAGTGGTGGTGTATTTGATTTAACAACATCATAATCTTAAATTAATGTGGAGGGGAGCAATCCCCTCTACTTATCATTAACATTTTGTTTGGTCTTTGAAGTCAATCAATGGCGGAACGAAGCAAATAAATAGGAATAAATCATGAGAACTTTAAACGATTACTTTTTAACTGCTGAAATAGAAGATATATCAACTGCATCTTCTACTTTTGTTGCAGTACCAGATGGCGGTAGAGTTATTAAAATTATAACTGCTCTACAAGGTGCTATTTCTGGTTCTGATGCAGCTATCACTTTTGAAATTGGTGGAACTGCTATGACTAGCTCAGCAATTACTGTAGCTCAATCTGGTTCAGCTGCTGGTGATGTAGATACATCAGAGCCTACAGCTGCAAACTCAGTATCAGAAGATGGAACTATTGAAATGATTACAGATGGTGCATCAACTGGAGCACAAAAACTTTTAGTTACATTTGTAGTTAGAAGATAACAGAATTTGGGGGATCTTGCCTAGCCGGTACTTCCCCCAAGTACACAACAAAAATTTTTTAGGAGAAACGACTATGCCAATGGTGGGAAAAAAGAAATTTGCTTATACAAAAAAAGGTAAAGCTGCTGCAAAAAAAGCTGCGAAGAAAATGGGCAAAAAAGTAAAAATGAGAAAATATTAATGAAAGGTAAAATGAAAGGCAAAGCAGTTCTTACTGCTAAGCAAAAAACTTTACCAAAAAAGCTTCAAGCAAAGATTGTCAAATCTAAAATGAAGAAAAGAAAATAAGGAGTAAATAAGATGGCTTTTAATTATGGTTTAAGACCAACAACAGTACAAATGCTAGCATCAAGTGGTACATCAAGTGCCTCAAGTGCTTTTGGTGCATATACTTTATATGTAAGAATATGTGCAGACGCAGATTGTCATATTTTGTTCGGTTCAAGTCCTACAGCTACTTCTAGCAGTATCTTTATACCGGCAGATCAACCAGAAATATTTAAGGTTAATCCAGGTGAAAAAGTTGCAGCTATAGGTTCAGCAAATGTTTCTATTTCTGAATTAAGCTAGTGGCAAAACAAAAATTTGTTCATTTCGTTCCAAGAGATAAGCCTCCTAAATTAGGAAAGCACAAAAAATCTCAATCCAAATCGGAGAAAAGGCAAAAGAAACAAACTAGATATAAAGGTGGTGGCCGATGAGTAAGATTGTTGAAAAAAATGGTTTAGTTACAGAAACTTTTTATGGAACAGAAAAGGGTGTTGTCCAGGAAAGAAAAATTGATCATAAACCAATTTTAGAACACAATAAAAAATTATATAATCAAAATGATGGTTACTCACCTGATAAAGGATTAAAAAGAATAGCTTCTATTCCTACAATCATTTTAGAGATTTGGGCAAAAGAATATAATGGTGATCAAAACAAAGGTAATTGGTTTGCTTTACCAAAAGATGTTCAAACTAAAATTTTAAAAGAAAAATTAAATAGTTCTGATTATAGATATTTTAGAACTGCACCAGGTAATTTTTAATGGCATTAACTAACTACACAACACTTAAAGCATCTATAGCTAACTGGTTAAACAGATCAGATTTAACTGATGAGATAGCAGATGATTTTATAGTTTTAACAGAAGCTGATTTTAACTCTAAGTTAAGAGTTAGAAAAATGATAGCTCAAAGCACTATTACAATTGATAGTGAAACTGAGTCTATACCTACAGGCTTTTTACAAGTAAGAGATTTTTACATTTTAAGTGGTAGTACGAAATATCCTTTACGTTACATGACTCCATCACAAATGGATCAAGTAAAAGGTACTTCTGTTACCGGCATACCACAAGCTTATACAATTTTAGGTGATACATTTAGATTTACACCAAAGCCTGATAGTAGTTACTCAGGTTACTTAAATTATTATAAAAAGTTTGATGCACTATCATCAACTAATGCTACAAATTTTATTTTAACAGATCACCCAGCTATATATTTATATGGCTCATTATTTCATGCTGCTAATTTTTTAGGTGGCTACAATCCGCAACAAGTTCAAACTTGGCAACAGATGTACGCTACAGCTCTTGAACGACTAGAATTAAATGACAGAGAAGATCAATTTAGTGGATCACCTCTACAAATAAGAAGTGAAGATACAATCGCTTCACCATTTAAAGAAAATTATACATCAACAACTAATTCGGCTTAATTATGCAATTACCTTTTGGAGAATGGCTACCTGATCAACCAGATCATCTTAATCCTGGTGCTACAGTAGCAACCAATGTGTATCATGCACAATCAAGTTACAAACCAGTTAAAGGTTTAGTTGCTTATAGTGGTGCATCTAATGTAACACAAAATGCTAAAGGTGCTGGTAGTTTTAGAGATAACACAAACACAGTATTTACTTTTGTTGGTACAAAAGACAATATTTACAAATTAACATCTGGTACATTTACAAGTGTTAAAGGTAGCTGCACAGTTAGTGGTGGCGATACAGATTTTTTTACATTTACTCAGTTTGGCCAATATGTAATTGCAAGTAATGGAGTTAATCCTCCAATGTATTATTTAATGGGTACATCAACTAATTTTGCAACTTTGCAAAGCTTAGTTACAAGTAGTGGCTCAGGTACAGTACCATCTAAATTTAGAGTAAGTGGTGTTGTTAGGGATTTTTTAGTAACTGGTAACATTGAAAATGCAAAAAACAGAGTTGCTTGGTCAGGTTTGAATGACATATCAACTTGGGAAGCTGGAGTTAAATCTAGTGATACACAAGACTTACCTGGTTCTGGTGGACAGATTGTTGCCATAACTTCTGGTGAGGTTGGTTATGTATTTAGGCAAAATCAAATAATTAGAATGGACTTTGTCGGTGGTAATGTAATTTTTAGATTTTCAGTTATATCACCAAACAGAGGAGCTGTTTATGGACAAACAGTTTGCCAGGACAACAGACAAATATTTTTCTATGCCGAAGATGGTTTTTTTCAAATTAATGGCGACCAGGTTTTACCGATTGGTGCAGAAAAAGTTAATAGATTTTTTGATAGTGATTTAAACAAAGCTTACACAGATAGAATTACAGCAGCAGTAGATCCATTTAATACTTTAGCGTTATGGTTATATCCAAGTAAAAATAATCCTAACACTACTGGTATTTGCGATAAAATATTAATTTATAATTATGTAACGCAAAAATGGTCAGTAGCTAATGTAAAAGCTTCACAAATATTTAAACAGTTTATGGTGGTTAATACTGTAGAACTGATGGATATTATTTCAGAAAATTTAGATGATATAAATATATCACTAGACAGTGCTTACTGGACAAGTGGACAGTTATACTTAGGTGCAATTGATGAAAACTTTAAGGCAGCTATATTTTCTGGAAAAGCTTTAGAAGCAGAATTAGAAACAAAAGAAACAGAATTATTTCCTGGCCTTAGAGCAAACATAACAGGAGTTAGACCCTTAGTTGATGCTTCATCAAATGTTGTAATTAAAACTAGAGATAAACTTGCAGATGCAGTTATAAGTTCTTCTTCAAGTACAATAAATACAACTGGTATAGCACCAGTAAGACAATCAGGAAGATATTTTAGAGCAAGTGTAAAAATACCAGCAGAGAGTATTTGGACTCATGCTCAAGGAATAGACTTAACTGCTAGTCAAGGAGGCTCTAGGTAATGAGTGATAAAGTGGATATAGATAACATAAGGTATTCAATTGAAACTCAAGAGTTCTTTCAAAGACAAGTGGAAGAAGCTGTAAATAATTTAATTAATAAAAATAATAGTGAAAGCGATAAAGCTTTTTCTTGGTTTATGAATTAGGAGTTATATGACAACAAACATAAAAGATTATTCAACTACACAAGCAAGCAACACTACATTAAATTCTATTGATGTAGATGAGGGGATGCTACCTAGTAATTTGAACAATGCCATTAGAGCATTAATGAAGAATACTAGAGATTGGTTTAATGATGCACAATGGATTGAGTATGGTGATGGTTCTGGTGCATTTACTGCTGCTTATGCGTCAGCTACATCTTTCACAATCGCTGGTGCAGATGTAACTTCTGTTTATCATGCTGGAAGAAGAATTAAATTAACAGCATCAACACCTGGTACAATTTTTGGAACAATCTCAAGCTCATCTTTTTCTACAAACACAACAGTCAATGTTACATGGGATAGTGGTAACTTATCAAATGAAGCTATTACTACAGTTTATATTGGTGCTTTATCTAAAACAAATGATTCTATACCTACAGGAATTGCTGCAACTAAAATTGCAGATGGATCAATTTCAAATACAGAATTTCAATACTTAAATGGAGTATCAAGTGCTATCCAAACTCAATTAGATGCTAAACAAGCAACTATTACAGGATCAGCTTCTACTATTGATACTGAAAGTTTAACTGCTGACAGAGCAGTAATATCTAATGGCTCACAGAAGATTGCAGTATCAGATGTAACCTCAACAGAATTAGGTTACTTAGATGGTGTAACAAGTGCAGTACAAACACAAATAGATTCAAAACAAGCAACCATAACTGGTGGTGCATCAACTATAGCATCATCTGACTTAACTGCCTCAAGAGCATTACAATCAAATGGTTCAGGTAAAGTAGAGGTTAGTGATGTAACAACAACTGAGCTTGGTTATCTTGATGGAGTATCATCTGCAATTCAAACTCAGCTAGACGCAAAACAAACAAGTGATGCACAATTAACTGATATTGCTGGACTAACACCAACTGATAGTAATTTTATTGTTGGTGATGGATCAAACTTTGTAACAGAGTCTGGTGCTACTGCTAGAACATCTTTAGGATTAGGTTCAATTGCTACACAAGCTGCAAACAATGTTTCAATATCTGGTGGAGCAGTAACAGGACTTGGTTCTCCATCTGCTAGTTCAGATGCAGCTACTAAAAATTATGTAGATCAAGCTGTTGCTGGACTTAGAACTAGAACGATAGCCGAATGTGCAACAACTGCAAATGTTAATTTATCAAATGGCTTAGAAGCTGGTGATACTATTGATGGTGTTACCCTTGTTGCTGGTGATAGAGTTTTAGTTAAAGATCAAAGTACAGCTAGTGAAAATGGATTATACTTAGCAGTATCAAGTGGTGCTGCATCAAGAGACCCTGAGCATGATAGTATTGATGAACTTTCTGGTGGAATGGTTGTAGTTAATCAAGGAACTGCAAACGATAATAAAATATTTTTATGTACTACTGATAACACAGGATCAGTTGGCTCAACTTCAATCACTTATACTGTAGTTACACCTAGTAACACAGGAACAGTTACTTCTGTTGGAGTAGCTGATGGTGGAGCTTCTGAATTTACAGTTGGTAGCTCACCAATAACATCTAGTGGAAATATCACACTAGCTGTTAATTCTATTGCACACACTAAAATTTCAGGACTAGGAACTGCTGCAACACAAACTGTTGGTACAAGTGCAAACAATGTAGTTCAATTAAATGGATCAGCTCAACTTCCAGCTGTGGATGGAAGTAATTTAACAAACTTACCAGGAGCAAGTGCTGGATTTGCAGTTGCTATGGCAATCGCCCTGTAATTAATAAAAGGAAAAAATAATGGCACAAGATTTTGAAAGAGTTTTAAAAACAAGTATAGGCACATCGGCTACAGAAGTTAGAGCAGCAGCTAATAGTGATGATGCAATTATTGGTATGAGATTTGCTAATAAATCAGCATCAGCAGTTACAGTTAGTGCTACTGTTAAAAACTCAAGCACAAGCTATTATTTGATAAAAGATGCACCAATCCCAGCTGGGAGTTCTTTGGAACTTATAGATGGTGGAGCAAAAGTAGTTTTACAATCAGGAGATAGTGTTGAAGCATTATCAGATACAGCAAGTGCTGTGGACTGCATTTTATCAGTAGTAGATTCAATTAGTACATAAGGATTACATAAATGAGTTATATCGGAAATCAACCAGCAGAAAGTTATAGTGCTTTTCAAAAGCAAGACTTTACTACAAGTGCAACTACTTCGTACACTTTAGATCATGCTGTTGCTAATCAGAATGAATTAGCTTTGTTTATAAATTTTGTAAGACAAGAGCCAACTGCTGCTTACACTGCTAGTGGTACATCTCTAACTTTAACAAGTGCTACATCATCTAGTGATGATATGTACTGTGTGTATTTAGGCAAAGCTGTTCAAACAGTAAATCCTCCAAGTGGTTCTGTTGGAAGCTCACAAGTAGCAGCATCTATAATTACTGGTCAAACTGCTTTAGGTGCAACACCAGCAGATACAGATGAGCTTTTAATTTCTGATGCTGGAACATTAAAGAGAGTAGATTTTAGTTATTTAAAATCTGCTAACACTCCAGCTTTTTTAGGATTAAGAAGCACAACACAAACTTTAGCTGCTAGTTCAACAGTAACTATTACTTATGATAGTGAAGATGTAGATACTGATAGTGCTTTTAATATTTCAACTGGAGTTTTTACAGTACCATCTGGTAAAGCTGGAACTTATTTTTTTGTTGGAGCAATAACTTCTGCTGCTGACATGGGAAGTGGAGAAATATTAAGTTTAAATTTAAATGGTAGCGACAGTAATGATGAATATGGTTTAAGAATTGATACTTTAAATTCAAGAGTTGTAGGAACAATATCTGCAATGAAATATATGGATGTTGGAGACACAATGCATTTTGAAGTAGATAATGGAACTAATGGTACAACATCTAATATTGCTTATGCAAGATTTGGTGGATTTAGGTTAATAGGAGCATAAAATTATGGCAATAACAAAAATACAATCTGAAAGTCTTAACTTAGCAGACACTTATGATTTCACAGGAACTGTAACTGGTGCTGGTGAAAACAATACACCTAGTTTTTTAGCATATCAAAGTGGTGGACAGGCTTTATCAAATAATACAGATACTAAAGTACAAGCTACTAAAGTTTTTGAATCTTCTACTGGTATTTATGATAATACTAATTACAGATTTACAGTTCCTAGTGGTCAAGGAGGAACTTATTGGGTAACTATTAATGGTCAAAGTTATGATGTTTATGAGAATGGTGACGATGCTACTTTTAAACTTTATAAAAATGGTTCTTATGCAGGAAACCAATATTTTGCAGAACATTATCATATTGCACCATTTAGAAATCAATATGTAACTTATACTGGATTAATTCAATTAACAGCTGGAGATTATATAGAAGCCTATGGCAGAACTGTTGTAACAGGATCTACTGGTGCTTTAGGAATAGCATATACTAAATTTTCAGGATTTAAAGTATCAACATAAAATTAAGGAGGTAAAACTATGGCACAACTAAGTAGAAAAATAAAATCATACTGCGAAGCTAATGGAGTTTCTAATGTAGATTTTACAACTGATGTTAAGTTGCAAGACGACAGTAATGGTCAAGGTGCGTATATAGCTGAGTGGAACTTAGATATTGCACAACCAACTGACGCACAACTAGCATCTTATGAAACTGCTGCAAATACTGCTGAAGCTAATGCTCAAGTAGATGCAACAAGAAGAAGCCAATATGGTTCTTGGGGAGATCAGTTAGATGAAATCTACCATGACATTGAGGCTTGGAAAACAAGAATACAAACAATCAAGGATAATAATCCAAAAGGATAATTAATGGCGTATATAGGTAAGACACCAGTATTAGGAAACTTTGTAAAGCTAGACGCAATAAGTGTAGTTAATGGTCAAGCAGCATACACTATGCAAAATGGTGGTGTGAACTTTACTAGCTATGACAATGTTAATCAGTTCCTAGTAAGTTTAAATGGAATTTTACAATCTCCTACAGATAGTTTTACTGTATCTGGTTCTACACTTACCTTTGCATCAAATCTTTCTACAGGAGATGTTATAGATTTTGTAATGGTATTGGGTAACAGCTTAGACATAGGTACTCCTTCAGATAATACGATTACAACTGCTAAACTTTCTAACAACGCAGTTACAAATGCAAAGCTGTCATTCAATGCTAATCAATATAGAAACATCATCATCAATGGTGATATGAGTATTGCTCAAAGAGGAACTTCAAGTTCTGGGATTACTAATAGTGGTTATTATACAGTAGATAGATGGAGAACAGGTATTGATACTGGTGGAACTTGGACACAAACACAATCAACTGATGTACCTACTGCTCAAGGTTTTAGAAGTTCAACAAAATTAGATTGTACTACAGCAAATGCTTCTTTAAGTGGTGGAGAAGTATTATATTTTACAAATAGAATTGAAGGTCAAAACTTACAGTATTTAAAAAAAGGAACTGCAAATGCTCAAAGTTTAACAGCATCTTTTTGGGTTAAATCAAACAAAACTGGAACATACATTTGTGAATTGCAAGATAGTGATAATGCTAGAACTATATCTAAATCTTATACAATAGATAGTGCATCAACTTGGGAAAAGAAAACAATCACTTTTGCTGGAGATACAACAGGAACATTAGATAATGATAATAATAGAAGTTTAGATTTAAACTTTTGGTTAGTTGCTGGAACAAATTTTACATCAGGAACTTTACAAACATCTTGGAACACTAGTACAACTGCAAACAGAGCAGTAGGTCAAGTCAACCTTGCAGATAGCACAGATAACGAATTTTACATTACAGGAGTACAATTAGAAGCTGGAACATCAGCATCTGATTTTGAGTTCTTGCCTTATGATG